GGTGGGGCGGTAAAACCATTACCAGATATGAGAGCCATCAGGTTCAAGATAAAGCTCATGACACAATTTTAAAGAAAATTGATCAGGATCCAGAATGGTTCTTGTCTTTACTAAATGATGCAAAAGACAGCTTATCAGCTGAGTCTTATCAAAAATATATGGAGGCGGCAACTTCATTATTTGAAGAGGATCAAGATGCATATTTGAGAAAAGCTATTGAGGCAAGTTATGCAGGATTTCAGGGTAATAAGATGTTTCATGGAAATACTTCACTTTCACTTGATAAGGTTGTTGATGTGATAAGATATTTTGCTGTTTCTTCTAAAGTTACAAGTCTTTACAAAGTCAAGTTGATGAAGCTTATGTGGTATGCAGATGCGTTGGCTTATAAAAGAAGAGGACGTGCTATTACAGGATTGGTTTATCGGGCATTACCAATGGGAGCAGTTCCTGTAGGGCATAATTCAATCATTGACTTGAAGGATGTTCCTTGCGAGGAAGTTGATATGGGCGAAACAAATGCTTATCATTTCGCTTTAAGTGGAGAATGCAAGTTTTCAGCATTATCAAAAGATGACAAGGAAATACTGGATTTAGTCATAGATAAACTTGGTAAAATGAGTAAAAATGATATTATTGCATTTATGCATAAAGAGCAGGCATATGTTGAAACTGCCCCTAGGGATGTCATTCAGTTTAAATATGCAGAAAGCCTACAAATTTAATTAATGGAAATATTTTTTGAGGATCATGTAGAGATACATGGTCCTTTTATTATGCAAAAAATTAAGGGAGGAGGGTATGACCATGGCAGGAAGAAAGCCAAAGCCTACAGCTTTGAAAAAGCTGGAAGGTAATCCGGGAAAAAGAAAATTGAATACGAAGGAGCCAATTCCGGCAAAGGGAATGCTTAACTGTCCGGAATGGTTATTACCTGAGGCTAAGAAAGAGTGGGAACGTTTAGCTGATTTGATGAATCAGATGGGTGTTCTTACGGAAGTGGACATGGCGGCATTTGCTGCATACTGCCAGTCCTATGCCAGATGGAAGGAAGCGCAGGAGCATATAGATTCTGGGGGTTCGACCTTTGAAACGGATAAAGGATATCAGCAGCAGACACCTTGGGTTGGGATTGCAAATACCAATCAGAAGCTGATGCTGCAGGCGGCATCCGAGTTTGGACTTATGCCTTCATCCAGGTCACGTATTGTGGCTGGTAGTGCAAAGGGTAAGGAGCCGGAGGATGAGATGGAGGCATTGCTTGGGGGTGATTCCTAATGGCAAAGGAACCAAGACCAAAGGGATATCCGAAGCTTAAGAATTATAAACCTTCCCAGTTCATGCTTCCGACTTCACGTTATGATAAGAAGAAAGCAGACAGGGCAGTGACCTTTATTGAGAATCTTTGTCACACCAAAGGTAAATGGGCAGGAACACCATTCTGGCTATTACCGTGGCAGGAGCAATTGATAAGAGATATATTCGGGATTGTAAAACCTGATGGGAATAGGCAGTTCCGCACTGCATTTGTGGAGATATGTAAGAAAGTAGGTAAGAGCGAATTAGCAGCAGCTGTCGCTCTTTATTTATTGTATGCGGACAATGAGCCTTCCGCAGAAGTGTATGGTGCAGCGGCTGACAGACAGCAGGCATCCATCGTATTTGATGTGGCAAAACAGATGGTAGAGATGTCACCGGCTCTGATGAAAAGAAGCAAGCTGATGGGAGCCACTAAGCGTATTGTGAATTACAGTAATGCCGGATATTATCAGGTGCTGTCAGCTGAGGTTGGCGGTAAACATGGATTTTCGGTAAGCGGTTTGGTATTTGATGAAATTCATACGCAGCCCAACAGGCAGCTGTATGATGTTCTTACCAAGGGCTCATCGGATGCAAGACAGAATCCGCTTCACTTTATTATAACGACTGCAGGTAATGATAGACATTCCATTGCTTATGAGCTTCATACTAAGGCGGTGGATATCTTAGAAGGCAGACGTGTGGATCCGACTTTTTATCCTGTGGTCTATGGACTTAAGGATGATGAGGACTGGGAAGATGAAGAAAACTGGTATAAGGTAAATCCTTCTCTTGGATATACCGTTGATATTGAAAGACTGAGAGATGCATACAGGGAAGCAAAGCAGAACCCGGCGGATGAGATTACTTTCAAATGGCTTCGATGCAATATGTGGGTGAGTTCAACCGTTGCATGGATTCCAGATGCGATATATATGAGAGGAAATGAATCAATTGAGGCGGCTTCACTTGAAGGAAGAGACTGTTATGCAGGACTTGACCTTTCAAGTACAGGGGATATTACAGCTTTAGTATTGATATTTCCGCCGAGAGATGAAAATGAAAAGTATGTGCTCTTGCCGTACTTCTGGATTCCTGAGGAAACCATACCTAGAAGAGTGAAAGCTAATTCAGTTCCCTATGATATTTGGGAAAAACAAGGCTATATCATGTCTACAGAGGGAAACGTGATTCATTACGATTTTATTGAAAAGTTCATCATCTACCTATCAGAGAAATATCACATTTTGGAAATAGCGGTGGATAGATGGAATGCGACTCAGATGATTCAAAATTTGGAGGGCGAAGGTTTTACCATTGTTCCTTTTGGTCAGGGATTTTCTTCAATGTCAGCTCCGACGAAAGAATTCTATCGCTTACTGATGGAGGGAAGAATTATTCACGGTGGGAATCCAGTGCTTAGATGGATGGCAGGTAACGTTGTTATTGACACAGATCCTGCTGGCAATATTAAAGTAACCAAAGCTAAATCTAAGGAGAAGATAGATGGCATTGTTGCCGCAATTATGGCGCTTGATAGATGTATACGTCAGGAAGGGCAGAGTGGCAGCGTTTACGATGAGAGAGGATTGTTGGTATTTTAAGGAGGGTGTATGGGATTTTTCAGTAATTTATTTCGGGGAAGGGATGCTCCTTCTAACAGTACAGCTGGAAGCGGGTATGGATTCTTTATGGGGAGTACGGCTTCCGGGAAGAGAGTGAACGCAAGGAGTGCCATGCAGATGACTGCTGTGTATTCCTGTGTGAGGATTCTTTCTGAGGCGGTGGCGGGTCTGCCATTGCAGTTTTACAGGTATAACGATAATGGCGGTAAGGAAAAGGCGGTGGATCATCCGCTTTATTTTCTGCTGCATGATGAGCCGAATCCGGAGATGACTTCTTTTGTGTTCCGGGAGACTTTGATGACGCATCTGCTTTTGTGGGGGAATGCGTACAGTCAGATCATCCGGAATGGGAAGGGTGAGGTTGTTGCATTGTATCCGCTGATGCCTGACCGGATGACGGTGGACAGGGATGAGCATGGCAGGCTTTATTATGAGTACCTGGTGTATGACGGTGATGATGTGGATGGCAGAACCGGGACGGATCCGAAAGCGAATGGGAAGATTGTGCGTCTGCATCCGGCGGATGTGCTGCATATTCCGGGGCTTGGGTTTGACGGACTGGTCGGATATTCACCTATTGCCATGGCGAAGAATGCGATCGGGCTTGCCATTGCTGCGGAGGAATATGGAAGTAAGTTCTATGCCAACGGTGCCGCTCCGTCAGGAGTGCTGGAACATCCGGGGACTTTGAAGGATCCGGGCAGGGTGCGTGAGAGCTGGCAGTCCACTTTCGGGGGAAGCAGCAATGCCAATAAGGTTGCTGTCCTGGAAGAGGGAATGAAGTATACGCCGATTTCCATTGCACCGAATGAAGCCCAGTTCCTGGAAACCAGGAAGTTTCAGATTGATGAGATTGCCAGGATTTTCAGGGTGCCGCCTCATATGGTCGGGGATCTGGATAAGTCCAGTTTCAGCAACATTGAGCAGCAGTCTTTGGAGTTTGTGAAGTATACACTGGATCCCTGGGTGAGCCGGTGGGAACAGGCAATGGTCAGGGCACTGCTGTCTGCAGAGGAAAAGAAGAAGTATTTCTTTAAGTTCAATGTGGATGGCCTGCTCAGGGGAGATTACCAGTCAAGGATGACCGGTTATGCCACGGCAAGGCAGAACGGATGGATGAGTGCCAATGATATCCGGGAACTGGAAAATATGGACCGGATCCCGGAAGAACTTGGCGGCGATCTGTATCTGATCAATGGAAATATGACAAAATTACAGGATGCCGGTATCTTTGCCGGATCTGGAAAGGGGAAGGATACTGGTGAAGAAGTTTTGGAACTGGAAGAAAACGAAAATGGTGAATCAGGAAACCGGACAGGAAGTGGATGAGCGGATCCTGTTCATGAACGGGGTTATCGCGGAGGAGAGCTGGTTTGACGATGATGTCACGCCGGCTCTTTTTAAGGATGAGCTAAATGCGGGAACAGGGGACATTACCCTGTGGATCAACAGTCCGGGTGGGGACTGTGTTGCCGCAGCGCAGATTTTTAACATGCTGTCGGAATATCCGGGGAAGGTTACGGTGAAGATTGACGGGCTTGCGGCATCTGCTGCGTCTGTCATTGCAATGGCCGGAACTGAGGTATGGATGAGTCCGGTAAGCATGATGATGATCCATAATCCGGCGACGGTTGCGTGGGGTGACCATTCGGAGATGAAGAAGGCTATGGAACTTCTGGATGCGGTGAAAGAATCTATCATCAATGCTTATGTACGGAAAACGGGACAGAGCAGGGCGAAGCTGTCACATCTGATGGATGCGGAAACGTGGATGGATGCGAATAAGGCTGTGGAGCTTGGCTTTGCGGATGACATCCTGTTCCAGAAAGAGGAACAGGGCAGTGAAGGCGAAAATGGAGATCCAGGTGCTGGCCGTGCAGAAAACG